GAAGTCCGCAACGCCTTCTGGGATGATCCTCGCTGGAACTACGAGGTCAACTTCGAGCTGCTGCGCGACCGCCCTGTGGGATCGCTCGAGTCCGAGCTCAAGAAGATCGCCGGCTTCTTCATGCAGCGCCGCGGTCGCTACGAGGCGTTCCTCTTCCGTGACACCGACGACTACACGGCGAACAACGTCCAGGCGGAGACCGACGGCGTGACGCTGACCTTCGATCTGCGCCGTGACTTCGGCGGGTTCCTGGAGCGCATCGGCCAGCTGGATCAGAACGCCTCCTACGACTTCTGGTTCCGCACCGACGCTGCCGGCGAGGAGCATACGGTTCCTGTGACGCCGGGCCCTTACACGGTCACCGTCGCTAATGCCGCCGAGTATCGAGACAACGTATCGGTGACCCTGACCGACGGGACGCCACTGCTCGAGGTTGCTGTGGCGCCGGCCGCCATGCAGTATTCGGTGAACAACCTCACCGGCGTCTACACCTTCAACTCGGCACAGCAGGGCGTTGATGTCCTGATCCGTTACGAGTTCGACATCGATACCGGCGACTACACCATCTCGATGCCGCGCAGGATTGTCTTCGACTCGGCACCTCCCGCCGGGCTCGAGCTGTGGGGAGAGTTCCAGTTCTACTTCGTCTGCCGCTTCGACGAGGACAACCAGGACTACGAGAAGTTCATGGACAAGCTGTGGGAACTGCAGCAGTGCACCTTTAAGAGCATCATCCAATGAGAACCGTATATCCCCAACCCGGCTACGTCGAGCAGGACACGGTCGATCTGCTGGCCAGCGGCACCTTCGTCTACGCCGACTGCTACACGGTCGTTCTGATCACCGGCGAGATTATGCGGTGGACGACTGCACAGCAGGACGTGGCGGTTCTGCCCATCGGCGGTGACCCGGTCGTCCGGCGCTACACGTCCGATGGTGTGCTCGTCAAAGGCCTGCAGTTCAAGATCGGCGTTGGTGTCGAGGTTGATGAGCAGACCATCACCATGGCCTACAAGGACACCGACGTGGTTCCTGACCGGGCTGTCAGTGTCGCGCAGGCTCTGAGGCGCGGTGACTTCGACGGCGCGAGCATCATCCGGGATCGCTTCATGGCGTCGAACTGGGGCACTCCCTGGATCGGCGGTGTGCGTCTGTTCGCTGGTCGTGTCGGCAGCCTCGAGGGTGTCGGTCGCACTGAGGGGCAGATGAAGGTTCGCTCGGACCTGGCGCTGCTCAATATCCCGATGCCACGCAATCTGTATGGCGCCTCCTGCCAGCATATCCTGTTCGACTCCGGCTGCAAGTTGGTCAAGTCGGACTTCGCGGTTCAAGGCGAGGTCGAGCCCGGCAGCACTCCCACGCGTCTCAACTGGTCGCTGGCCGGCTCGACGCCTTCCTTCAGCCTCGGCACGGTCTACATTGAGACCTCGGGCGGCGTGACGTTCTCGCGCAGCATCCGGGAAGCGACCTCGTCCGAGTTGATCCTGACCTACCCGCTGCCCTACACGCCACAGGTCGGTGACCAGTTCGTCGCCTACCCCGGCTGTCCGCGAACGCTCGAGGCGTGTGACACCTTCGGCAATCGTCCGAACTTCAAGGGCTTCCCGTTTGTGCCGACTGCGGAGACCGCATACTGATGACCGACATCACCGAACAGCGCCGCCGCGTCGTCCAGGAAGCTCGCACCTGGAAGGGCACTCCCTACCACCATGAGGGGAAGGTTCGAGGTGCGGGCGTCGACTGCGCCATGCTGATCCTGCAATCCTTCGTCGGTGCCGGTCTGGTGCCGGCGATGGACGTTGAGCGCTACACCGCCGACTGGCACCTGCATCGGTCCGAGGAGAAGTATCTCGCAGTCGTTGAGCGTCACCTCGCGCGTATGGACGACAACGAAGACTCCTACGTCCGTCGCATCGAGCTGGACCCGAACTTCAAGGTCAAGCCGGCTGACGTGCTGGTGTGGAAGATCGGACGGACGTTCAGCCACGGCGCCATCGTGTCGGACTTCCCCGGCATCATCCACGCATACTTCCCCTCGCAGATGGTCGAGGAGGAACAGCTGCAGAAAATCCGCGCGCTGGCTGTTCGGCCGATGCGAGTCTATTCCTTCTGGGAGCAACGCTGATGGGTGGCCTATTCGGCGGTACCATGAAAGCTGGGAAGCCCCAGTATACCGGTATCCAAATCCAGACTTCGACCAGCACTCTCCCGGTCCCGCTGATCTGGGGGATGAACCGCAGCGGACCGAACCTGATCTGGTACGGCGACTTCAAGGCGAACAAGAAGAAGCAGAAGGCCGGTAAAGGCGGCGGGCAGAAGCAGGAGTACTACGTCTACTCGGCGTCGCTCGCCATGGCCCTGTGCGAAGGAGAGATCGAGGGCATCGGCCGAGTCTACATCGACCAGGCTGAAGAGTCGGAGACCTCGTTCGCCAGCACGGGCTACACGCTCTTTGTCGGCAGTGATCCTCAGTCGCCTTGGGGTTACCTGACGAGCAAGCATCCGTCGGAGGCGCTCAACTATCCGGGTGTCGCCTATCTCGCCATCGCCAACTATGACCTCGGTCAGAGCGCCGCCCTCCCCCAGCACAACTTCGAAGTCAAGGGGCTGCAGTATAACTCGGCGGAGATTGGCACAGGGGATGCGGACTCGGCGATCATCATTGACGAGTTCCTGACCGATCCGCAGTTTGGCGCGGGCTTCCCGGCCGCCAGCATCGACTACGACCAGCTTTATTCGACCGGTGCTGCACCGACGCCGGGCGACAGCACGTTCCAGACATATTGCCGTGCGATGGGCTTCGCGATGTCGCCTGTCCTGGCCAGCCAAGAGCCCGCGTCGAGCATCCTTGATCGTTGGGCTCGCCTGATGAACTCGGCCATTGTGTGGACGGGCGAGAAGCTTCGGTTCATCCCATACGGCGATGAGGTGCAGACCGGCGACGGTGTGACGTATCTGCCGGAAACGCAGGTGCGATATACGCTCGGGGACGGCGACTACGTGTCGGACGCCGGCAGTGATCCCGTGATCATGCGCCGCAGCGACCCAGCCGAGGCCTACAACTCCCTGAGACTCGAAGTTCGGGACCGAGACAACCAGTATAACGACGCGCCGGTCGACTGGAAGGACCAGGACCTGATCGAGAACTATGGCCAGCGTCCCGAGGCTTCGTTCAAGGCAACGGAAATCACCGAGCTCGATATGGCCTCGCGCATCGTCTCGCTGATGGGTCAGCGGAAGGCTTACATCCGCAACGAGTACGACTTCAGCACGGCCGCCAGCTATATCCTCTGCGAGCCCATGGACATCATCGAAATCTACGATCCGTCGTGGGGACTGATGCCGGTGAGGATCAAGGAGATTACGGAGCAGGAGAACGGGGACCTCGCGTTTCTGGTCGAGGAGTTCCCCGAAGGCGTCGGCAGCACGTCGGGCTTCGGCACCCAGTCGAACGCAGGCGGCGGTCAGAACCAGGCGACCCCTCCCGGCCCTGTGAACGAACCGCTGATCTTCGAGCCTCCGTTGGCCATGACCGGCGGCGTTGCTCAGATTTGGGCTGCTGTGTCGGGCGGCGATGGTACCGACTATGGTCCCTTCTGGGGCGGCGCCAACGTCTATCTCTCGCTCGATGATGTCACCTATCAGCAGGTCGGCATTGTCGAGAGCCCGGCGCGTATGGGTGTGCTGACGGCCGACCTCGATCCCTACGGCGGCGCCAATCCCGATACCGTCCACACTCTCGCGGTCAACCTCCTGCAGTCGAACGGTGAGCTGCTGAGCGTCAGTTCGGTGGACGCGGCGAACGCAGTCACCATCTGCTACGTGGACGGCGAGTATATCGCCTACCAGGATGCGACGCTCACCGGTGTGGCACAGTATGACCTCGACACGCTCTACCGTGCGCTCTACGGCAGCACCGCGGGATCACACCTCGCTGGGACGAAGTTCGCCCGACTGGATGAGAACGTCTTCAAGCTGAACCTGCAAGCGAACTACGTTGGCCAAACGGTCTATATCAAGCTGCAGTCGTTCAATCTGTGGGGCATCGCCACCGAGGACCTGGCCGATTGCATTGTCTATGAGTTCATCCCCGACGGGGGTGGCCTGCCGACTGCGCCGACCGGGTTCGCTGCTGTGGGAGGCTACCAGCAGAACTCGATGTCCTGGGAGACTGATGCACAGGGCGTCTCGGGCTACAACGTCTACGCCTACCACGGAACAAGCACCGACTTCAACGATGCGACCTTCCTCCGCACGACCCAGGTTCCTTCGTTCATTCACGTTGGCCTGACAGACACCGACACCTGGACCTACTGGGTGACTTCGACTACCATCGGCGGTGAGTCCTTGCCTGCCGGTCCTGAAACTGCCACGACTGTAACACCCTAAGGGGGGATTGAGTAAATGGAAAATGTAGCCAACTGGATCGGCCTCGGCCTTACAGCGTTGGGCATGGCACTGGGCGGAATGGCCTATGTGCAGCAACAGCTCAAGGATGAACGGAACCGGACGGACGCCAAGTTCGACAAGCAGGACAGCAAGCTCGATGCCGTCAAGCTGGAACTCGAAACCCGCCATAAGGCTGACCTCGAACGAGTGGAGAGCGCCTTGGTGGAAGAACGAACAGAACGCCGTCGAGAGCTGGACCGAATGGAGGAGACCATCAAGGGCTTCGCCGACGTGGCCGCCGCGGTGATCAGCATGGGCAAATCGGTCGAACACCTGACCGAGAAGTTCAGCGATCACCAGCGCCACACCGACCGGGCGCTTGACGAGGTGAAGCACACCGTCCGCAGCATGGACGAGAAGTTGCAGGTCGCATCAACCCGAGCCGCCCGGACACCTCGTCCGTCGCGCGCCAAGAAATAAGGAGGCTATCATGGGGTTCTGGGAGTTCCTCGCTACAGTCTGCACCAGGATCATCGACCGCTTCAGTGAGCGAGCCTTCTTCGGCATCCTCATCGTTGGGTCTTTCGTCCTGGTCATGGGAACGCTCGCGCACTTCCCGCTACCGGGTGCTGTGCCCGGTGAGAAGAACGCCGAGCTATTCGGTCAAGGTTTCGTTGCCTTGATCGGCGCCATCGGGATCATCGTCGGCGCGATCTGGAAGACCAGCCCGTCCGAGCGAACGGATCGGGAGACCATCAACACCCTGGTCAACAAGCAACCGCCTGTGACCGGCGAAGCGCGCGAGAGCGCAAAGGAGACTGATCATGACACCGCTGCAGGAACTGCACTCTATCCTTGTGAGGGCTGTCCAGCTCGTCCTCGCACTGATGGGCACACCGGCCCCGTCGCCGGCGGCCCCCTCCCCGACTCCATCCCCGGCCTCTGACGGATCGAACCCGGCTGACGCCTACCGGCCGCTCGCCTGGGGTCGCTACCTCGAAACGCTCAAGGCGTTCAAGAACCGGCCGGGTTCGGTCGAGAAGTTCAAGGAGCGTGTCTGGTGGATCGCCGACACCTTCACCAAGTATCAGGGGCGGCTGTTCGACGCCAACGACCTGATGGCTTGCATGAGCTTCGAGTCGGCCGGCACGTTCGCCGCGGACGTCAAGAACCCGAAGAGTTCGGCCACAGGGCTCATCCAGTTCATGAGCGCGACGAGCCGGGACGTGCTCAAGATCGATCACGCCTCGCTGGCCAAGATGACCCCGGAGGATCAGCTCAACGAGGTCTACAAATACTTCAAGTGGGTGATCGACACCTTCGGCCCTGTGTCCGGAACCGCCGACACCTACATGGCGATCTTCCGGCCGGCGACGGTGGGCAAGCCCAGCGAGACTCCGCTGTTCGTGCGGGGCACCGACGCCTACGCGGTCAACACCGGCCTCGACACCAATCGGGACGGTCGGATCATGAAGGCCGAGGCGGCGGCGAAGATCACCGAACGGCTTGCTCTGGGGATGCTCCCGGAGAACATGGGTTAGCGCTGCACCTGTCCTCCGAAGAGGTAGCGCTGATGGGAGGGCCCGGCGGGTGGATTTTGTCCCTCACTGTCCGTCGGGTCCATCTCATACCGATATTGCAGGAACACTGCCACGACTTTCTCATGCAGCTTCAGCGCCCGCTCGACATTGGCGATCTGAGTTTCGAGGTCTCGTAGGCCCTGCTTGACGACATCCGCGATGATGTCATCTTCCGACCCTTCCTTGACGAACCGGCCGACGAAGCGCTCAACCCGTTTGATCTTCAGCTCAAGCTGCTGCTTGTCCTGTGTCATCGCCGCCCGCTTCACGTCGAGCTGGTTGATGATCCTTTCACGGAAGTCTACGCGCGCCGGATCATCGCGGGACGATTGCAGCACTCCCGAGATGATTTCTCGCACGATTGCGGCGACCTGCGCGCGTTCCAGGTCCTCCGGGCCGGGTGTTTGCGTGTCATCGCCGGTCGCGTCGTACTTCGCGCGCCTCGGAGCGTCTGACAGAACCTCGTATGCGTGGAGGATGCGATCCCACACTCGCCGATCACCGCCGGCGTCTGGGTGGGCTTTCTTGGCGAGCTTGCGATAAGCCGCCTTGATTTGTGCAGGGGTAGCGGTGCGATCAACGCCCAGCTGTGTGTATAGGTCGATCATCGCACCGCTTCCTTCAGTTCGCCGGTCGGTTGAGGTTGGCGGCCCGGGCTACCGCTTCGTCAATGGACTCCCAGGTCCTGGCGAGTTTGCTCGCGCAGTCTTCACCCCGTTCATCCAGGTTGGCAATCAAGACCCCAACGTCGGGACCCGATTGGATCGTCGGACGAGCCGGCCGAGGGATGCAAGTCCTCAGTGACTCGTCCGGTGTGGCGACGATGTAGTTCTCGCGAACCACGGTCACCGTCTCAGTCGCTTTCGGCGGGGTCGTCCCACAGGCGGTCGATAGTGTCGAGAATGACAGGATCGACAGGCAGGCGATCAGCCTCAGGTGTGCTCGTTGCCGCATTGCGGACACTCCGATAGTACTCGGCGCGGGCCAACGCCTGTTGGGCTTCTTCGTCGGCAATGCGTCTGGCCTCGGACACCTGCCGTAGTTTCTCGTCATAGGCGAGCTGGTTGCGAGTATTGATCTGGCCCAGCTCACGGACTCGGTCGTTGAGCCGATCCCGCACAGCAACGAGCTCACGGTTGTCGGACTCGAGCCCGCTGACGTATTCCTGGTGGTCGCTCACCTTCCCCTCAATCCAGACGGCGCACAGCACGACCAGAAGTGTGCCCGCCAGGACGCCCCAGACCTTCAGCGGTATTCGTTTGATGAACCCGCCGACGCTGAGCAACAGTGCGAACGCGCTACCCATTGGAAGCCTCCCTTCGCTGGTTGAGCTCAGCGAGGGCTGCAAGCATACCCTTCGCCAAGCGGGGCGGCAGCACGACCTGACGCGCGGACGGGACTGGCGGAACGCCCTTCTCCTCCACAGGTCGCGGGTCACGCTCCCAGTCCTCGAGGAGGCGCTTGTCCTCCTGTTGGAGTCTGAGCTCTTCGAGCGCATGGAACTCGTTGAGCGATTGCTTGATGGCGAACGGCATGGCCCGACCGGGATTGGACTTCATCCACCGCATGGCGCGCTTGTGACCGCGCTCGATCCTGGTGAGCTCGCTCATCGGATCACGCACCAGTAGAGTGCCACGCCCCACAGGATGAAGAGGATGGCGAGTACTCCCAGGCAGCCCCAGTTGGGCTTAGGCG